TAGGTTGAGCGTGCTCCTTCTGTTGCCATCGCCTTGCGCTACAAGACTCAGCGCATATCCGATTGCACGAGATAAAACCTGCATTTGATCGTTATCACCACCTAGGCTGGAAACACTGCCTTGCACTTGAAAAGGCGCAAACTCGTACTCCACGCCGAGTTCAGAATTCGTAGAGCCTACGAAGTAGTTTTGATACCTGTACGGCTTAACACGTGTTTGAACAGTTAAATCCAAAAACTGACAAATGCGCAACTCATTGACGCTCATGCCTGCAGCTCTCCTATCAGCTTAATTGTGACGGTGCTGATGCCAAATTTAACGCTTGTCACTTGCGGCGGTGCAGCGTACCTCCACTTGATGTCAGCTCCAGCGCGAGGAATAATTTCTTTTATTGAATTATCTTTGTTAGTCGCAACACTTGTGCTATCGTTTTTAGCGCCAAGCTTCATCATGCCTGAAAAAACTTTTCTGGGCAAGCTAAAAGACTCAAGAGTACCATCAACGGCATTGTAGTGCCTCATTAAAGTTTGCAGCGTACCAGAATCATTTTTAAGCTGAGAATTGTCCCCTATGTTTTTAAACACAAGATCAAGGCTGTATCCGGTCTGCTTATTGCCAAAACTGCGTTTAAATATAGTTCCAGACAGAGACCGATAAGTCACGCTTGGATAATCGCCCATCGTAAATTTTCTTGACGATGGCACAATGTTTGGAAACCGTTCAGACATCAGCGGATACCAATACGAGAGCGAGTACGTGGACTATTTTGTATCTTATCTAGTGTCATGCCCATTCCTCGCTTTGCACCATCAGCAGCAGCCTGTCGCCGTGTCATCGACATAGCATCCTCAAGCTGCTCACGGCTTACAAACTCAGTTCCACCAATGGTAGTTGTTTCAAACGTAAAATTCATTGACGGACTAGAAGAAGCAACAGGTGAACGACCCATCATCTGAGACAAGTCACGATTAGTGTCAATCCGGCCGGTTGCACCCGCCACAAACAACTCAGGACCACGCTCGCCAACCACATAAGGGCGACCAGCTTGAGCTGGGCCGCCACTAGAAAGTCCAGGAATTACAATGCCACCAGCGGCATTCATGCTTACAGATTCGCCTGGATTTGCGATGAGAGGTAAACTGCCGCCTCCGCCCATGGCATCCCCAGCATCTGGAGCCCCGCCGCCAAGCAATCCCGCAAATGCCTTCGCAACACCAATCGCGATATAGGTGGCGATCATCTTGGCTCCTTCTTGAATCAAGACCCTGCCAACATCTTTCAAAAAGTTTGCAAATACTTCTTTTGCCTTAGCAGTACCAGCAACAAGACCCTCAATACCGCTTGCTAATGAATTACCGACAGCATTGCCAATGCCTTGTGAGACATTTACAGCAACCTGTTGCAGATCTTTCAACTGATCTTTTGACTGCTTAATAAAGTCTTTGAGCTTGGTGTTTTCTTTGGTCGGCATCCCTAAGGCCAAGCCTGTAGCTTCTTCCTTCTTACCTTCTAATGCTCTGCGCTTTTGGATCAACTCATCTAACCTTTCAAGCTCTTTATCGCCAAGAAGCTTTTGCAGCTTCATTGCTTCAAGCTTGTCAATTTCTACATTTAAAACTTCCAAGCCAGCCTCATAAGCCCTGTTAATCTGAACAACTTGCTGTGCTATCTCCGGGTTCACTCCGCTTTTTATCAGCTCAGCATATTCTCGTTCGCTTCTTAGCTTTTGATTTATACCGTCAATGATTGACTGCAAAGGCTGCTGTGCTCTTTCAGTAATCGCTTCTATCTGTTGATTAAGTTGCAATCGCTGTGCTTCTTTTAAATTTGCTTTTGCAGCGGCAGTCGCGTCTATAACTTTTTGATCACTATTCTTTTTAAGAATAGCTCCAATTTGTGCTTCTAATGTTGCACGCGCATTTGCTTGCTGCGCCAACACTCGGCCGATTTCACCTTGCGCTCTTGCAAGCTCTAAAGTTTTTGCTGTGCGCAGCTCAAGTCCTTGAGCCTGCTTGAGAGCATTAGCAAAGCTCTTGCCATCGCCATCGCTAGGAGGAGTTATCCCTGGCAGCCCTTTGCCTTCTTCTGGCTGCTGAATATCAATGCTTTCTTGAGCGCCAGTTACTTGCTCATATCTAGCCAGCGCCGCATTTAATTTATTGCGGGCTCTGTCAAATGCAGCTTTTTCTCTAATGCCTAAATCTTCTCGCTCTACTCCAAGAAAACGTTCAAAACCAGACGTAGCGTCGTCAAGCTCACGCTGCGCTTTGCTTATTGCGCCTTTCGTGCCAATACCAAGAAAATTTTGTAGAGCAACAATGCCTTGATTTATAAATTTTACTATTTGCTCAAATGTTTGCTGAAAAGCCGCGCCAATTGGTTCCAGCAATGTGCCGACACTTTGCGAAAGCTCTTCTAGGGCAACCCTTAAACGATCGCCAGCAGACTTGGGAGAATCTGCAATAATTTTTGCATTTTCGCCATATCGTTTAAAAATTGCTTCAGCAAACTTTTGGAAATCTTGCAAGCTAACCTGACCTTTTTCAAGAGCTTTGTCCAGCTCCTGTGGTGTCATGCCAATTGCTTCAGCAAATAAAGTAAATGCGCCTGGAAGACGTTCACCGATTTGTTGACGCAACTCCTCCGCGCTTACCTTGCCCTTTGAGAAGACCTGAGCTGTAGCCGTTAGCGCAGCGTCGACATCAGCAAGCGATCCACCAGTTGCACGAACAGCAGCGACAATGCCATTGAATGCTGTTTTAGTATCTTCAACGTTGCCGCCAGCACCCTGCACCGATGCTTGCAACTTTGTAAATTGACGAGTAATTATTTCTTGTGGTATCGCAAAATCCTTGGTTGTTTGTTGAATAAAGCCAAGGCTTTGCTGATATTCATCTTGACTTGTCGTGACACCTTGCAAAGCAATACGCAGTTTTGCAAGATTTGCAGAATACTCAGCAGCGCCGCCCGCAGCCTGCCTAAAACCGCCAAGTTGAGCGCCAATTGCACCACCAACAACAGCGCCAGCAGGCCCGCCAAGCACTGCACCACCCAATGCACCAAGTGCGCCTTCAGGACCGCCAAACACGCCAGCACCCGCCACCGCGCCAGCAATCTGCGCACCAGCTCTTAGGCGCCCACCACGACGTGATGTTGTCTTTTGCAGTTGCTTATCTAATTTCGCAGCCTCTGCTGTTGCCTCTCTGAATTCTTTGCTGCCGATTTCTACGCTGTTCGCAATATCTTTCCAAGCGTTGCTGTAAGCGCGGAGGTTGCTGACACTTTGCGTTGTTCTGCTTTGTACTTCTTTTAGTTTTTTGGAAAGCTGCGAAAAAGATTTGTCAGTTAAATTGCTTTGCTTGCCAATGTTTACAAGACTTCTTTTAAGCTGATCTAAGCCGCGCTCTCCCGCAACTTTGACTGCGACCTTTAGCTCGGTTGTGACTGCAGCCATCAGCTTTTCTTCTTGTTGAAGCAGGACAGGGCAGTGACTTCCATCACTTGCAACCCTTCAAAAAGAGTCGCGGGATCCTTCACTGAATACAGTCTACAAAGCCAATCCAACGCTGCATAGTCTAATCCGGTTGGACCCGCAAAACTCATTTGCCACTGCGTCTGCAGCCTAAGAAACATCTCTACGGTCTCCCAGTTCTCGTCCCATACAACGAACTGATCCTTTGTCGCATTCGCACAAGCTTTTCTTATCTGCTCTTCTGTCGCGCCAAGAGCACGCAAATCTTTTTCGCGTTCATCAATGACGCCACCCGTCGCCCAGTAACGAGCAGCGTCTTCTAGTTTTTTGCCTGCGCTCCCGTGATGCTTTCACTGTAAGCCGCGATCACAGCACGCAGAACGTGATGATCGTCAAGTAGCTCCAGCTTGGTCACCTTTGTGCAAGGGATCGCTTCACCGCTTTCGTCCACATAGTCGTCCCAGCCCTGCACAATCTCATTGACCAAAGCTTCGTCGCCTTGATCGATCAGTTCGTTAAAGGCAGTGCGGCCTAGCTTCTTAAATTCAATCGTGAATGTGGCCTTGTCAAAACCGCCGCCATCAGCAGGGATCTCAACAGTTACAGGCCACTTATACGATGCAACCTTTTTACGTGTAAAAGCCATGGATCAGGTGAATGCGATTGAGATTTCGTCATTTCCACTTGTGCTGGGCAGCGCCAGATATGGAATTGACAGATTGATTACACCATTGGTGTCTCCGTAGCTTACTCCCGTAATGTCTGTTTGCGGCATGGTCATGGTAATAATGTTGCCGCCGGTAGCTCCCAATACAATGCTGCTACTTGCTTGTGCAACGCCGACAGCTTTTGAGAAGTAATCAGTGGTGCCAACAGCGGGAGCCTCTAAAACAGTCGTGCCGCCTGGCTGACGATCAACGATAAGAATCTCTTTGTTGCTTAGGCTTTCCTTGTAAATAACATTGTTATTCAGAGCCAAGTCAAAACTTTCAATACGAACGTCTGTAACGCCATGGAACGTAGCAGTCGTGACGTTTGTGTCGTTGACTTCTAGCGCAGCGGCTTGATTAGCTACAGTGAAAGTGCCTGACAGAGCCGTGTTGTCAGGATCATTGTAAATGCCAGTCATTTCAAAATTGGCTGCAGCGAACTGACCGCCAACCAAGTTGAAAGTTACAGTGCCTCGGCAACCAGTGATTTTATGACGTGTGCCGTCGTAGAAGCAATAAATCGTAGCAGAATCAAAACTGCTGCTAACGCCAGCATAAGTAACACTGGTGTCGGCTACGACTGTTTCAGACAAACCGCAAGCCTTGAGCAATGGGCCATAAGCAGGGGCTGTGCCTGCAGTGCCGGAACCAGACAACTCAACACCAAAAGTTACACTGACTCGCTTGTTTGCAACCAAGGTTGAACGAGTGCTGTTGCCAATAAATCCCTGCAGGGTAGGGGCGACAATGTTGTCAGCCTGAATTGGAGTGACCTCTAAGTCCGTGACTTGCACGGCATCAGTGCCACCAACAGGAGTTGAATCAGTTCCGTAAGTTGATTCGCTCTTTGCGATCAAAAAACGCTTGCGAGTCAGTGCCATTGTTAGCCCGTGGTAAGGTCAGTTCTACTGGTACGATAGCGCACCAGAAAATCTTGACTAATTACTCCAAGAGGAACATCTGCCTCATAAAGTTCAAAGTCAGTGCGGTCAGGAGTCAGGTCAAGCGCGTAGCCATTCACCGTCTGGTCTGCCATTAGCAACGAATGAACTTGCTGTGAATAGGTGTCAGACGAATCATCAGGCAATGCAGCACGCACAAGCGTTGTGACTCTGACGCGCATTGACCAATCCAGCTTGTCAAAAAAGTTGGTGTCAGTCGGCTGATCGTTAACAGGCTCAACAATTACAGCGGGCACTTCACCACGAGCGAGCGGCTCAACACGGCTGCGATACACCGTCGCACCTGAGATCGCATCAAGATTAGCTTTGATACGGGTCAGGATCAGCTCGCGCCTTGTGTCAGCCATCAATTCACCATTACAGAAGAAGTTACATTTTCATCGC